CGGCTTGAAGACGCAGACTACAAAGAAATTTACGATTTGTAAGGAGGGCCGATATGTTTCAGATTTCTCCCGTCGTTGTCAAGATCGTCCATCCTCAGTTGCCTCACAAGGATTTCGGTGTGACGATGAGTCAGAACCCGACCGACGAGGAATGGGCGAATTGCATGGATAGCCTGCGGCGCATGATCGAGCAGGCCCTCGATAAGAAGGCGACTGAGCAATGATCCCTGTGACCGGATGGCGCGACATGGACAGCGCGCCACAGGACGGAACGATCATTATCGTACTTCACCGTGAGTTCAATAAATCGCAAGGCAAACCTCGCATCCAGCCGGCACAATGGCTTTGCGATCACCAAGGCGAAAACCCGACGTGGCGGATGCCGTGGAAGATGGATGCACCTGTATTCGCCGATAAGTGGATGCCGGTGAAGGATTTGCTGACTCAGACAAGTGAGTTCGATCTGTGAACCCTCAGAAGATCGCAGCAGACTTTGGGATCTCCGTTGACGAAGTGCGGCAACGCTGGCTTGGCCTTCGTGTCGCCATGTGGAAAGCCGATTTCCGCAAGTTCTGCCGCGATGTCGTCCGCATCCGCGCCAAGGATGGATCTCTTTCGCCCCTTATATTCAACGAGGCTCAGGAAATCCTTCACTCCTCTGTCGAGAAAATGCTCGACGAGACGCGGTGGGTGCGGATCACAGGCCTGAAGGGTAGACGACAGGGCTACTCGACCTACACTGCGGCGCGAGGCTATTGGCGCGCGACCTTGTGGGATCGACAGCATATCTACATCCTGTCCCATGAGATGCAGTCGTCGAACGTCCTGTTCGACATGGTGGCACTCATGCAGGAGCAGCATCCCTTCCCTCCTGCGGTCGGCACGGACAACGCCAAGGAATTGGAGTTCGTCAAGCGAGGAAGCAAATACACGGTGGCGACGGCAGGCCAGAAGGCAGGAGGCCGTGGCGGCGCTGTGTCCTATTTCCATGGTTCGGAGGTGTCGCGCTGGACATCGGCCGAAGATCACTTCTCATCGTCTGTCCAGGGTGTTGATGAAGTGCGGGGCGTGCGTGGTGTCCTATGGCAGGAGCCGGCGAAGCCTCTCCCGTTTGAAGCCGGTATTGGCAAGATCGAAGGCTGGATCAAGGCACCGTCTGAAGTTATCCTTGAAACCACCTCTGCCGGCCCGACCGGGGCATTCTATCACCGTTACATGGACGCGATGAAAGGCATAGGCGATTATCGTCATGTCTTCGTGCCGTGGTTCGTCCAGAAGGAATATCAGCGCGAAGGCGAGTTCGTCCCATCTCAGGAAGTGGACGAGGATTTCGGCATGTCGGAGGCCGAATATCAGACCGTCTACAAGCTGACCGACGCACAGATGTTGTGGCGCCGCGGCAAGCTGCACGAACTCGGCTCGGCCGGCCTGATGTTTCAGGAATATCCATCAGACATCATGGAAGGTTTCTCAGGCGCTGACACCGAATCCTGCTTCATCAAGCCTGCCCTGGTGCTGAAGGGTCGCAAAAGGCAAATGAGCGACCCCGATGCACCCCTGATTGTCGGTGTCGATCCGGCAGGAGCAGGCGGTGATCGCTTTGCGGTGGCGCTGCGCCGCGGAGACAAGGTGATCGATATACGCCATCGCAATCGACTGGAGCATGACGAAGCCGTTGCGTGGCTTTCAGCGATTATCGACGAGGAAAAGCCGTCTTTCATGGTGCTGGACAAGGGCAGCATGGGCGGAAATATCTTGTCGTCATTAAGGAACATCAATCCCGAATATGCAGCGATCCTGAGAGGCGTCGATTTCGGCGGAAAATCACGCATCAAGTTGGCAAATCCGAATAGGGCAGGGCCGTGGAACCGCAGGGCGGAACTTTATGGCAAATTCCGTGACTGGTTGACCGACGGCGGCTGCATTCCTGATGACGACGATCTCGCCAGCGATATTTCGGCCCCGAAAATTAAATATCGGGCGAATAACGACTGGCTTCTCGAGAGCAAGAGCGATATGAAATCGCGAGGCATCCGCTCGACGGACTTGTCTGATGCGGTTGTGTTGACATTCGGCGTCAACGAATGGGTCGAAACATGGACGCCGCCCAGAAAACAGACCGGATTTACGTCGGGCGTTGACCGCACGCAGGTTTCGAGCAATAACGGCTTGAATACGAACCCCCACGGCTGGATGATGTAGATGACCGGATATCAATCGACATTCCGCGTGCAGGGGAAGGCGAAAAAGGTCGCGATTCCTGAAGATTATGAGTCGAATGATGAATTTCTGAAAGAGATGCGCGAGCGTCTCGATCTCGGTATTTCCCAGGACATTCACAATCGCCAGCCAGCACAGGAAGACGTACTGTTTTGGGCGGGCAACCAGTGGGATCCGATCGTCCTTCAGAAGCGCGTGCAGGCCAACAAGCCGACGCTGACAGTAGATCGTCTCGGGGCCTTTGTCGCTCAGGTTATCAATAATCGCCTGATGAACGAGACGGATATCCGCGTCCTGCCTGACAGCGGAGGCACGAAGGAAATCGCATCGATCCGAGAAGGCCTCATCAAGAGCATCTATAAGAACTCCAACGCCGATTTTGCGCGTGATGAAGCGCAGAAATATCAGGTCGTGTGCGGCGTCGGCTATTTCTGTCTCGCGATCGACTATGCGGCCCCTGACGTGTTCGATCAGGAAATCAGAATCACGCATATCGCGGACCCTATGTCCGTCGTCCTCGATCCCATGAGCAGCGAGCCCACGGGTGCAGACGCTGAATGGGGTTTCGTCGTCGATGATATTCCTGAAAAGGAGTTCAAGAAACGCTGGCCTGATGCACCTGTCACGTCGATCGGAGACACTTCGACATGGGGCGCATTCCCGACATGGTATTCCATGGGAATGGTCAAGGTCGCATCCTATTGGCGCATGGTCACGGAAGGTACTAAGACGCTCGCGCTGATGAAGAACGGTGTGACGCTCGACGTGACCGATCTCGAAGAGTTTGAATATCAGGACCAGGTTCAGGTCCGAGAGGATGGTTCCCCTTATGTGCGTGATGTACCCAAGCGATTTGCCCGCATGTACGTTTGCTCGGGACAGACGATTCTGGAAGGCCCGTATGATTATCCGATTTCGTCGCTTCCGATCTTCCGTGTTTCGGGCTGGGAAGCGCGCCTCACAGACAAACTCTACCGCTGGGGACTTGTCCGCAAGCTGAAAGATCCGCAGCGTCTCCACAATTACTGGCGCTCGGTGCTGGCCGAGCAGCTTCTCGCCGCGCCTCGCAACAAGTGGCTTGCGACGCGCGAGGCCGTGCAGGGATTTGAAAACCAGTGGCGTCAGTCGAACCTGACCGACGATCCTCTCCTGCTCTACAATTCGGATGGGCTGCCACCTCAGCGCGTCGATCCTCCGGGCGTGGACGCTGCCACGCTTCAGCAGGCGGATATGACCGCGCAGGATATGCGCGACGTGTCGAATATCCATGAAGCAAGCATGGGTATCTCGTCGAACGAGGTTTCCGCAAGGGCGATCTATGCCCGTCAGTCGGCTTCGGATCTCGGATCGTTCATTTACGTGGACCGTCTCCGCATGGCGGATGAGCGCTGCGCGTGCGTTATCAACGAACTGATTCCGCATATTTACGACGCGCCGCGGATCATCAAGATTATCGGACAGGACGATAAGGTTGTTCTTCAGGCGATCAATGATCCGATGAACCCTGAAAATGACGTGACGATGGGCAAGTATTTCGTCACTGTCACGACCGGGCCGGCGACTGCGACCAAACGCCAGCTTGCAGCCGAGCAGATGGCGACTTTCGTCAACGCTGTGCCGCAGTCGGCGCCGTTGGTCATGGATCTCGTTGCGGAAGCACAGGATTGGCCGAAGTCCGCCGAATTTGCCCGTCGTTTCCGTCTGTCCTTGCCATCTGGCATCATTCCGCCCGAGGACATCACGCCCGAAATGCAGCAGATTCAGGCCCAGCAGCAGCAGGTGCAGCAGCAGCAGCAGGAACTGGCGACACAGAAGGCCCAGGCCGAAATCGCCAAACTTCAGGCAGAGGCCGAAGAGTCGTCCGCCCGTGGCGTTCAGGCTCAGGCACTCGCCCGCAAGGCCATCGCAGATGCACGCGCACGCCTCGTGGACGTGAGCAGCAAGGCGGATGATCGCGAAATCAATCAGGTGACGAAGGTTGCCGGGATTGTTCACAGCCGCGACGATCAGGAATGGCAGCAGCACAAGGATATGCACGAGGCCGCAACCAATCAGGTGCAGGCTTATGTCGATCAACAGAACAAGGAATTTGAGCAGCAGCACAAGCTAGACACGGCTGTGCGGTCTGAGCAAAATGCAGGTCAACAGAGGGCAGAAGGAACTACCAATGGATAAGAGCGGCCTTTCAGATGATATTCTGAACGACACGAGCGGTTTCCCCGACGACGCGCCGGCCGAAACCAAGGAAACCAAGGCCGCGCCTGCGGTTGAAGAGCCGGAAGGCAACGAGCCTGAAGGGGATGAACCCGAAGGCGAAGATCACGAGGGTGAGGAACCCTCCAGTGAGAAGCCGCGGAAATCGGTCAAGGCGCGACTGGATGAAGTCATCCGTCAGCGCAATGAGGAACGTTCGGAGCGCCGTGCGCTGGAGGCGCGCCTCGCGGCACTCGAAGCCAATCGGCAGCAGATTCAGCAGGAATCGCCGAAGCCTCAGGCGACTGCCGACGCGCCCGATCCATCGACCTATGAATATGGCGCGCTGGACGACCGCTACATCAACGACATGATCGACTTCAAGGCGAAGCAGCTTATCAGCGAGCATCTCGCCTCGACGTCGCAGCAGCTTCAGGTCAACCATGCTGCGACGGTGAAGATGAACAAGGCGCGCGAAATCGTCGATAAGGGCGCCAAGGTTCATGATGATTTCGAGGAAGTCGTGTTTCAGGGTGGAATGCGCGGCGATTACCGTCTCGACGAACCGACTTTCGATGCGCTTTCGGAAGCCGAAAACCCTCACGAAATCATCTATGAACTCGCCAATAATCCTCGGGAAGCCGCCCGCGTGGCGTCCATGAGCCCGGCACAACAGGCGAAATATGTCTTCCTGAAGGATGCGGAGTTCACACAGAAGGCAAAGGCGCCGCGCGCGCCCAAGGCCGCCCCGCCGCCCGGCAGCAGCACCAAGGGTGCTTCCGGTCGATTTACGGTCGCGGGCGATACGGAGGATCTCGACGCCTTTGAAAAGGAGTTCTTCGCAAAGAAGCGTTGATTAATAGTCTAGTAAAGGAAATATTTATGGTCCACAATGAAATCGAAATTGAAACAGAGATTCAGAAAAAAGGCCTAAACGCTCCTAGACTTAATCCAGATATGATTGATGCAACGATTGTGTCCGAACAATATTATGTTTTTCCAGGCACGACGATGACAGTTTGCGCCCTGACTTTGCAAAATGGGTATCTAGTCACGGGAGAGAGCGCATCTGCTTCACCGGAGAACTTCGATGAGTCCATCGGGCGCAGAATCGCACGAGATAATGCCCGAAATAAAATTTGGGCGCTAGAAGGATATCTCCTCAGGGAAAATCTTGCGAAGAAGCGTTGACATGTTTCGATCGCTGATTTAACCTCATAAATGCCGGTGGAAGTAACCCCCTTCTACTTTCACCGGCAACAAGGTTTCCGGGTTTTCCTAAAACCCCTTCGCTTTTCCGGTTGTGCGTGAACAACCCCCGTTAGCCTCCGCGTGAGTGAGGAAAACTCTCACACGAAATCTCCTTTGGAGGCTATTATGACCGTCGTAGTTGACCAGTCCAGGCTGGTAATGAACGCCTTCGCGGCGATCTTCCAGAACAACCTAATTACCGCTGACCTCGTGACGTGGAAGAAGTTCGACGGCGAGTTCAATCCGCGCAACCGCTTGCAGACGGACGAGCAGGTCGGCCCGCGCTATGCCATCACGGAAACGACCGATGGTGTCGCGGATCTCACGACCGGCGTGCAGGATACCGTGTTCGGTTCCGAGCGCTACGTCATCAACAAGACGTTCGGTTCTTCGATGGGCTGGGGCGATTTCTCCGCCATCCGGGACATCGGTGATGCGCGCGAGAGCGAAGCGATCAAGAATGCCGCGATCAACCTCGCGGAAAAGATCGACGCCTACGTTCTCAATGTCGCGACCCTCGCGTCGCACGATTGGCTCGGCACTCCGGCGAACGGCATCTCGACTTACACCGACTTCGTGCAGGGCTATACGCGCCTGAAGGCCAACGGTGTTGACGATGCCGATCTTCGCGGCGTCCTGACCTATGACGACAAGCAGACTCTCGGTGCTACCGTCGTCAACAGCGCCAACTCGCCGTCCCTCGACGACATGGCAACCAAGGTCTACCGCGCGGGCTTCACAGGCGAAATCGGCGGCATCCCGACGATGTTCACTCAGCAGCTTCCGACCTTGACGACGGGTTCGCGCGGCGCGACCACGGTCAGCGGCTCGACGCAGAACGTCAACTATTCGGACGTGTCGATCTCGCCGGCTCCGGGTCAGTATATGAGCCAGGATTTCGACATCGATATCGGTTCGGGTACGGAGACGGTCAAGGCGGGCGAAGTCTTCACCATCAATGGTGTTTACGCATGGGACAACCGCCTCGGCGCTGCTCTCGGCTACCTCCAGCAGTTCACTGTTCTGGAGGACGCTCAGGCGACCGGTGGTATCGCGACTGTCCGAATTTTCCCGGCGCTCATCGTTCCGGGTTCCGGCTCGGGCGGCGATATCAACGTCAACACGGCGAATGCTACTGTCTCGAAGGCTCCGGCCGGCGGCGACACGGTGAATTGGGTTGGCTCTGCCAGCACGGCCTACAAGCCGCGCATGATTATGCAGAAGTCGGCCATCATCGTGAATACGCAGGATCTCATCCTGCCGGTGACGGGTATCGGCACCCGCAAGCAGCTTACCAAGGTGCCTCTGAGCGTCCGCATGTGGCGGAACTCGGTATTCGATACCGGCGAGCATGATATCCGCTTCGACGTGGCTCTCACGGCGAACGTGCGAGCGGCGGGCCGTCCGCGCATCGTCCGTATCAACGGTGCCGGCGCCTAAACAGTAGAGCCCTTGAGGCTCGGTCCCGGTGGAGTTGGCCCTCTTTCTCCACCGGGATTTACGAAAGTCGGAGATGCGCCGTGGAAACCCTTGATTTCTATATCTCTCCACAGGACGGATGGGTTCTCGTCTCGACCAATCCGAGCTATTTGAAGATCAAGCCGGATTTTAATATTCCTTGGGCGCTTGCGGCGACCACTTCGGGCGCACCTGATACGACCGGGGCCGCCGCGACGGGTGCAATTGTCTTTTCAGACAGGCCGGCTGACGGAGGCACGGTCACGGTCGGGAACGTGACTTACCGTTTCGTGGAGGCCTTCAATAATCCAGGGGCGGATGACGTTTTGATTGGGAATGACCAAGCCGCGACCGAAACGGCCTTGGCA